TTTTTTGTGTTTAAGTAACGAATTAACAAATGTTAGTGAATTAACACAAAGTAACCTATATAGTAATAGAATAGAGGTGCTTATGATATGAAATTAACTATATTATTTTTTAAAAATTAAATATTGTATGACACGGAGGAGATATGCATAATATAGTTTCCCGTAACCAATTAGTAGAATGGAATCATTTTAAAAATACTCTAGACAGATGTAATGAAGAATTAGATCTGGTTAATGATTACTTTGACTGCTTAATTGAATGCGATGAAAGTCAGACTGTGTGCAAACGTATATGTAAAAGCTTATTGACATAGTATTGAGGTCCCTCTAAGGGGACCTTTTTTTGTATACATAGATTTAAATATATGAACTATGGAAAAATCTAAATTAAAAAAATTACATGGAAAGCTAAAAGAAATCCTTAACGAATTAGAATCTGAGATCTATTCCGATAAGGATTTTTATTTAACTAATGATAGTAGGATTACTATAGTAGAGGATGATGATGGTTATACTGACTGAGTAGGAACCATTTTTTTCTTACCTATATTATATTTACTTTCCAGAGTCCACTCTCCTTTATCTTTATAAGATAGAACTTTTATCTGACTTAATGGAGCGCAATCTTCAACCATAGAAGATTCAACTATACCAACCAATCCCCAGTCAGATAAAAGTTGAGCAATACGATTCCTACGTTGAATGTCATTTACAAAAAGATTTGCTTTCTTACCATCAAGAGCAAACAACTCTTTAAAATGAACAATATAATACTTACCTTGTTTATGTAAGATATGACAAGACTGATAGATCTTTTTTTCTTTACGTGATGCAACACCGATACGAGTAAGAGTCTCACGAACCTTCAGAAAATCATCAGGCTCCTTAAGTGTCACCTCAACCATTTTATCAGCGGACCAACTGTACTCTAGAACTTCACTCATTTTTTCCTCCAATTTTCATCCTTTGTTTGATAAATTCAATTTGTTCTTCCGATAAAAGTTTCAGAGCACTTCTTGCTTTCTCATCATTATAGTGATAATATTTTTTGATGAGTTCTAGGGTGTCAAGTTTTTCTTTTCTCAACCATGGAGAAAATCTTTTTTTCGGTCTCACAATATTTATAAAAAAATCATATTGCATCTTCTTTGAAAGATCAGAATGAATATTCATTTCATTAGCGATAAGAACTGTGTCTATAAAACCAGACATGCACTTATTAATAATGAATGGAGGATAGTCTTTTTCTGTACCATAGTCTTCATCAATCAAATTAATTTTTGATTGATTAATAGAGTTCAACCAGTCTTTAAGTTCCATAATTTAAGTATCAATCCAGCAATAATAAGGAGTGGAATCTATTGTATCATAGATATTTTCATGATTGAGCAAAGCTCTCCGGTAAGGACCAAATTTAATTCCTCTACCCCAACCAAGGTAGGAATTAAATAATTCTTTTTTAGTAACTTGTCCCTTCGATTTAATTACATCAATTAACCTGGTTGTTACATCAGACTGAATGCATTTTTGTCTATCAATAAGATCATCTATGTAATTACTTATGTTTTTAATTTCAGTAGTATAGATAAGATTTTCACGTAAATGAGATTGAGACTTGATAGACATCTTATTACGATATCCAGGATCATCTAGATACTTATTCAAAAGATTTACAGCGGTAGAATTTTCAGTAAAGAAATCTGCAGTTGGATTTAGTTCTTGATAGTAATCAGCGTCGTACATAATATATGGACAACCATTCATAATGCCATCTGTAGTTGAAACACTCCATCCACCATAAACTTGTTTTGGAGAAAATCCGACTCTACATTGTTGAAGTTTTTTGTAATAACGTTGCTTATTAAACTTCTCAGTAGTAATCCAATCCTTATCTGATTTTTCTAACAATGGTATCCACACAGTGAAGTCTTCTCTAACCTCCCTGAGAGACTCTAGAACCTTCATGAAGTTATTGAAGTCTTTATATGTATCAGGTCTGTGATTAAAAACAATTAATTTATCGGTATTTGTATTTGGTTCTACAATATCAGATTCTTTAACTCCTAGATGATGTGGTGTAAGAATGTCCTTAAGTTTAATAACGGTTCCCTTATTAAAGGTTTCGGTCGATTGCTTTAATACAAGATTTTTTTGACTCTGTGTATTGAGATAGCAACGTTCCATCTCAAGTAGTCCAAGAATATTTTGATTGAAACTTGGTTGACTCCATGCAACAACTTCCTTAAGATCAAACCAGTGACAATATCCAAAGTAAGAAGGACTATGGTGAGTTACATTACTAATAGTATTCTTAATAGCATGTGTATGTTCCGGAAGATGAGAGAATACTAAATCAATATCAAGATCATGATTGATAAGTTTTCTGAAAAAATCTACATCAAAATGAGAACGCATCGTAGGAGGATACGTAGGAACTTTCATAATAAGCTGACTAGTATTAGGAAAGTCCAACATCTCCAAGAAAGATGGAAGAATTAAATAAAAAAATAAATCAGTGCGAATCTTATTAAGCTCAGTGATCATATTTGTAATCACTTGAATATAACTATCCTTTGTCAAATCCTTAGAGAACGTAATGTTTGGATAGACTAAAATTCGTATAGTCTTTTCAAATTTTTGGTCAGTTAAGAATTTGGTAAGAGTCATCTGATAATGTCAATAGTGTTCATAGTATTAGAATTCCAAACTTCAAGATCTGTTCTCAGATAATTTTCACTAACAAGTTTTTGGTAACGATTAGAAGCTTTTCGTTTCCACCATTGTACCATATTTTCTAGATAAAATTTATCAAAGTTTTGTTTGTTTGGAATTAGTGTTTCAGTTTTACCAAGTATAACATCTTTAGAGTTTTCATATCCATAGTCAGACATATAAAAACGTTTCTGTGTTGTCACATCCTGTTTAGATTTAATGAATGCAACAAACTCTGTATATAAATCTGGGTAATATTGTTTGAGTGAATTCTTGATGATAGAAATCATCTTGGTTTGAATTTTGAGTTTGCGACTAGAAGCACCTTTATGAATCAAAGGACCACCATTCCTTTCAATAAACCACTTACTCAGATCATGATAGATGAAGTCTGGAAGAGTCAAAAGAAATTTAGATTCAGTATCACCACGATAACGAAGATATGGCTTTAGACCATCATACTGACTGGTACCTTTGATATTACCATACAACGATGTTGTCTCAAACAAACACATTTCTGTATTGTACTTCTTATTCAACATCTCACGAACTTCATGACTACAACAAATTAGTGATAGAAGTTTACCACCAAGATAGTTGAATCCAAACGGTTGAGTAGGAACGATGATGAATCCCATAATCGCACGTTTGTTAAAGATGGTAAGGTCTGGAACCCCTCCTAACCACTCGTTACGGGGTTTCGAGTTGATGATGGGAGAACCTAGTTTGATGAACCCTACAGCGGTGCCTGTGGTCGTCTCCTGGATCATCAGTTTCATCTCTTTACCTGGTGCTTCTTCATAGGTAAATGATGCAGTCATTTCCAGAAGAGTATTGAACGTGCTATGATCTGGTTGAACAATACGAAAGTTCATGTCCTCAGGATGCATAGAAAAATCCTGAAACAGATCATCTTCATGGGACAGGCCAAAGAAAATTGGTGGCATTTCTTTGATACGTTCAATTTTTTTCATACGAAAGAAGTCATCAATACGGTTGATAGAACCGTATGCTTCATTGATTTTACCGTATGCGTATAGAGTATCTTCTGGAGAAAGTATCATTTAAATTTACAATCACACATTAGTTCAGTCATACATGCAAGCGTATTGATCTCTGGATCAACAGCAAATGCAGATTGATATTGATATTTAGCAAAAATTAAAACAGCTTGTGGAATGGATGCAGGTTCCAAAGACGTATACATTGTATCATATACTTTACGATGAACTGCACTTTGATCGTTATCAAGGTTTTCCACAACCCACTTCCTAACTTTACTGAAGTCTTTGTTTTTCATATTACCAACAAGATCTTTCAGATTGACTTCAGAAACTGCAGTTAGAATTCCTGTGTCAATACTACCAACAGAAGCATATCTTTGTAGTTCATTTAAGACACGTCTCCAATCAGGAAAATATTTTTTGATTACTTCTGCGACAACTTTAGGATCATAATCAACAGTTTCTTTCTCAAGTATAGACCTGATACGGTTGAAAAATTGCCCCGCAATAGCTGTCTTTTCTTTTCCGTTGACTGAGAAGTCAACAACGGCACATCGACTGTGGAGGGGTTCAATAATTTTGTT